CCTTGCATCACCCATGTCAAGCTTTTCAGCACAGATCGTTCCAACTTCAATATACTTATTCGTTTTTTCGTGATAGAAGATAGCGGTGTAAACACAATTAGCACCGCAAATGTCGCAACCACCATTATCTTGATGCCCTGAAAAGCTTGCACCAGTAGCTTTTTGATGATTTCTAAATACTTCCCGCCACTGTGCAAGATCGGTAAGATCATCAGGCTCTAACTTATGACAATTCAGTGCTACAAAGTAATAGTCTTCTGGATTGATTTCACTTGGTCGATGTATATCTTTTCGTTTCATTGCCAGTCTCCATTTTAAAGTTTCTTATTCGTTTCTTATATATATAATATATAGTATATATCGTACTGAGTCAATAATTAAATTAGTTTATTTTCACCGAATAGTGATATTTATTGATAATGTGCGTTTTTAGCGTGATATATATGTTTTGAAGTGAAAATATATTTAACAAAATCTATGCTGTTGAAGCTCCGATGAACATTTCTTGTGGAACATGGGTGCATATCATCAAACTATCGCCAAGGTTAGGACTTTGAGTGCCTTCAGGTTTCTTAATGATCTTGATCTTTCCCTTCTCGTTAAAACCATATTCGATCTGGCATAGTTCGTCTATCAGCTTATCGATTAACGGCATATCCGGGTTAATAGTCATATATTCACCCTCATACGGCTTACTCAGCGTCTTTTTGTGTGCGTTATGCAGTAAATTTCGTAACCTCCACCACTCTTGAGATTTGAGATTTGAGAAGTGATCTACATTTTTACGGCCGGAAATCATTTCCCCGTTTGGATTCTGTACCGCCCCACCCGGATTAAAAGGTTTTTTCGGTATATCAGGAAATTGCTTGAATTTGCTCTTAGCACCCGAACCGATTCCCGTAACTTCGTAATTTAACCTCTCAAGCTGCTGAATAGGCTGTATGACCTCGAAACATTTCAGTATAGCGTTTTGTGCTGCATCGTCACTTTCAGTCCTAGGCCACATCCAGCAGTGTTTAACTGACATTCCTTTTCTAAGGGTAAATCCACTTGGGTCTGAACCACCGTCAGACGGGTCAAGACCGCCAAACCATAACCCATCGTCGTTAGGCTCGGTCTTGTAAAGCGCCATAGCAGATTTTACCCATTTTCGTTTGATTACCGCTAAGTCAACATCGTTAGCCGGTTCGCCTTCCCAAACATGGGCGTAAGTGTCCGGATCTTCTTCTTTGCATTTCCGGGCTTCATCAAGCAATACAACCGGGCAAAGCTCGTTATCATAGAAATTAATCTTGAACAACTTCGCATCAACATCATTCTTAAACCTCGCTATTACAGGATCGTCCGAAGTCTGCTTATTCATCGAAAAGAATAATTTACGCCCCGGCTCTCGAATTGTGGGGGTCAATAGGTCAAGACTCTTTTTGCTGATCGTCTGAGCTTCTTCACACCAAACGTACTTTACACCCTTAAGAGATTTTATCGATTGCGATTTAGGGTCTGTACCTGCCTTAAGTCCCTTAAAGATAAAATCCGTCCCGGTACGTCTGCAAACGATCTTATCTTTGGTGATATAGAAAAGCTTGTCAAGCTTATACAGTTCGATGATATCTTCAAGAACCTGCTTAACACTGTCAGCTATGGAATTCTGAACTTCGCGGGTACATAGGATTCTTGTCTTCTCATTAAGCGATTGAAGTATCAGCCATCGGGCAATAGTCTCAGTCTTGCCAGAACCTCTACCGCCCCATAAGACTATGAATACCCACCGTAGCGGTCTGAAAAGCCACATTAGCTTATCAGGCACTGTCAATTCAAAGTTAAGAACATCATTCGCTAATGCTTGCTCGCTCATTATTTCTTACCGCTGGTTACAGTGATGTTGATCGGTGGTAATTCAGGCATAACTACCTGCGTTTGATTATCGTCCTGATCGAGTTCATTCTTACCCAAAAAGATCGCCATGGTAGGTGATTTGTCGTTTTTAGCCCGGTTGCTCTGTATCGTTCTTAGCCATATTTTACGCTCTGCTCTCTTTTTCTTTAAAACTCCACCGAAATTACTTCTTAATGTTGTAGCTGGAATACCTAACGCCGCTGCTATCGTTTCAGTCTGGCAACCCATAGAAGCATATTTTTCAATGTTCTTTTTAACTTCCTCAGAGAACTCAGTTTGCGGTCTACCAACAGGGTTTTTAGATTTGCTTTTAGCCTTTACTTTCGTCTTAGGCTTAGAGGTTTTGCGTTTAGCAGCGGGTTTCTTAGATGTAGCCTTTTTTTTCTTTGCTACTTTCTTTTTCTTCTTAGTAACCGCAACCGTAGATTTACTGTTTTTCTTTTTAGCCGTTGTTCTCACCATAGTTCTATCTTACCTATCGGGATAAGTGTTTTCAAGACTTTAATTTAAGCATAGCATCTTCAAAAGCTTTAAGCGGTGTTTCGCCCCTGCCGATTTCCCGTTCTTTCGGTTTAGCCATGTAATGCTCTATGATTACCCACCAAGTCTCATAATCTCCGCCACCAGTAGGATTGTCAACACACCTTAAATCCCAGTTATTGCTTTCCATCGTTCCGACGAGCTCTACATACTTATCAGCGTTGAACGGTAGCCCTTTACACTTCTCTGCAAGCTCGTCTCTTTGCTTGGTTAGGTCGGAGAGTTGGGATTTCAGGGCTGCGGATTCTTTGTTCCATCGTTTAACACATTCTTTCCATAGAAATCTATACCCTAAACTTTGAAGGAGCTGTATTAAACCAAGCATTGAAAGTGCTTTAATAAATATACTCTCACTCATTACTATTCTCCTGATTATCTATTGAGGGATTAGTTGCGAGTGCTGACGCTAAGAACGCTTCGGCGGTATCTGTCATGCTTTCGCCGCCAAGAATCATACTGCGTGCAAGGCCGATAGCTTTGTCTTTCTCTCGCATTTTCTTTTCCAGCCGTTTCACCTCCCCCAGTAATTCAGAGACTATGGTTTTAGAGTGAGATATGAAGTCGGCGTTAGCGTGCAATACCTTTAGTTCTATATCGCTTGGGTCACGGTCAAAATATCGTTCTGCTATAGCAAGGCTTTCGTCGCCTGCCAAAATACAAAAGCCGTAAGGAGTTAGTTTGCTTATCCATTTGCCCGGTGATATGGCTTTCAACAATTCTTCTACTTGTTTTGTTTCCATGGGTTAGTCCTTTAAATGTTCGTATTTTTTATTATGATCTTCACGTTCTTCCTCGTCAAGCTTCATTGCAAAAGCCAATATCATTATCGCTTGCCGTGTTCTTAGATCTTTTCCGCCGCCAGCGTGAGTCCGTTTTCTAATCGAGGCATGGCTTGGGTCAGTCCATTTCGCAACCCAAGCATCACCATCGTCGCTAAATATAATCGATAGTATCGCTACTGTGGAATCAGGAGTATCGTCATCATGGGTGCTGTACTGAGTTTTAGATTCAAGTCCGGGAATCCAAAAAGGATTTTCCAGAATATCTTTTATGATTTTATCCATTCCATCGGTTGCCATCTCACATCTCCTTGCTTTTAGGTTGGGAGTTAGTCTTTATCTTCGGCCATGTTCTGGTCTACTTTTAACATCTTCTCTATCTTATCTAGCATTGAATGTCTCCTTTATTTTGGTCGCCAGAATTTCCAGCGTTTACGTTTATAAAGCTCACACGCGTTGCCTGCTTCGCGATTAATCGAATGATGCGTTTTCCATTTAGGCCATTTCTTGTCTGGGTTCCCGCAGTTGCCTAAGTAAGCCAGATCATACCAAACACAATCCTTACATCTCTTCTCGCCCATGTCATTCTCCTTGAGTAGGGTTGGGGTTAGACATTTAAGATTTCCCTTCTGTTGACCCGTTTACAGCTTCATGGAGTGCGGCGATATGGTTTTGGACAATTTTCCATGTCTTAGCAAACTCACGCATCTGTTTATCTGTAATGATTTCTTCTGGTGATTTCATTTGATAATAAGGATGCCATACGGTTTTATACATGAGTGTTAAAAATACACCAGCCCCCAGACCAGTGATGCACCCAATAAGTAAAATTGCAAATTCTTTCATCCTACTTGCTCCCTTCTTTGATTCTGGTGTTCCAAGCTTTGATAGCCATATTTTCTGTTCTCATCAGGCCGTTTGGGTAATATGTAGAACATCCGCAACCAGTACATACAACCATAGATTCGTAACCTTTTTTTAATTCTGCCTCACTACCACAAAACGGGCAACATTTAAGGCCATTCTCGTCAAGCTCCTCTTCTTTCAACAGATATTCGAGGTGGGATAGGGCTTGCTTCATATCACCGCATCTTAGCTTATGCTTTTCTACAAACGCTTTTATGTCTTCAATCATTTTTGTTTTCTCCGTGAATTGTGCCGATGATTTCGGTTAATGTTGCTTGTCGGGCAGAACATAACGCGCAAGTATGACTAAACCCGTCAGGTGTTCCGGATATCCAGAAACAAAACTTCCGAGGAACCCATTCAACTTTATATGTTATTCCGTCGCCTCGCAATTCATCCCCCTCATATATCTCCTTGCCGTTCTTATCTTTAAGCCCTGTACTCTGTTCAAGGACTATTTCATCGAAAGTGTACTCAGAAAACGTTCCATCCTCGCTTAGACATACTACCTGTTGAACCTCAAAGTTTATCTCAGTTACAGGCTCATGTATTTTTTGTGCTTTTATCCATGCTCTAAATTTTCTCATGCTTAAATTTCTCCATTCTTTCGACACGTTCCGGTGATATGTTTATCGTGTAAAGGTATTAAACCTTAAACTTCAAATCTATAGATTCCGGTTTCACTTCCGGCTTCAGTGTAACATCTATGGTGTATGGGTCATTGAGATTGAATTCGCAATATCCGACAGCTTTTGTCCGATTATCGCTTAGAACTAAAAATTTCTTCTTAGCTTGTTGTCTTACAATCTGCTCTACCAATTTTCTAGGCAAATAGTAGCCACCGCTTATATGCCTTGCTGGTTCTTCTTGATCTAACCATACAAATTGAATCGGATCGTCAACAGCTATAGCATCCGGCTTAAGCCCGTTGAGCATACTTCCTACAGCTTTACTCGGACAGATTATTGGTATACCTAGCATCTTTATAAAATCGCGTCTTTTCATTACTTCGGCCTCCAAAATTTCCAGAATCTTCGGTAATATTCATCGCAATTATCAGCTACTTTCGCACTGCTTAGATAATTAGCTTCGTAACCATGCGAACATTCTTTGCATTTGTAGCAAAACTCTTTGCAATCCTCACATTTCTTCTTTGGGCTATCGTCGGCAAAAAGCCAAGTCAGTAACATCGTAATTATGACCGAAGCCACTATGATTATGCACATTACTTTCTGATCTTCATTCATTACATTTCCTTCCCTATGAAATTCCAGTTTATAATGTCCCCGGACTCGATCACATTCACGTCTTGCCACTGCTTATTAGGATTCGGATCGTGGATAACCAGACCTGTCTTATCTACCAAAACTGCGTGGGTAGTATCTTTGTGGGTTCTCGACGGTACACCAGCGATCACGCATCCGTTAATTAGATCATCATCGGTAATCGGTTTGTCTTTATTCGCAGTACCCTGAAAATCATAGCCTATACTCTGTAAGAAATGGTAGAACACCTTGAACCAATTATCGCCAAATAGTTTAAAATGAGGTACTTGCGATATCTCAAGCTCGAACATCGAAGCTACCGCCGCCCGCTGGCAATCCCCTCTACCTTTGTCAACTTCAGTCTGCATTACTGGTATCATCTTCTTTATTCTCCTTTGGGGGTGTTATCGGCATCCAGTCGGTTACTACTTTTTTCTCGTACCAAGTACCACTATCGTTGCAAAATACCAACCTGCCATAATTCTGCGGTTTCATCCACCTACCCTTATGGATATTTTTTCGCTCTTGAAATAGAATCTCAACATTTTCTTTCGGCAGATCATCGTCACTGTTTATCTTTATCCACTGTTGGGCTTCGAGTTGGGATTCGGCTTTTTTGGCACGTTTTAATATTGAGCATTCATATTTATTACAATCCTCTTCCAGCCCCCTACACTTCTCTGCAAGCTCGTCTCTTTGCTTGGTTAGGTTTCTGGCTTCGTCTTTGGCCTTCACATAATTTTCATGGAACACTTGGTTGTTTGTAACAAGGAAATCATGCTGATCTTTTAGTTTTTCAATTTTCTTGTTATTGGCTTTCACTTCCCCCAGTAATTCATAGACTATGTTGAGGCGGGTGTTCCATTCCTTAATAACAATATCGTAGCCATATTCGGAATCAATTTCGCTACTCCTGATACAGACGTTACATTCGCTACACGACACGCCAATTCTGCCGAAGATTCTTACCATCTCAGCCTTATTCCCACATAGCGGACACGGCAAAAGTCCATTCTCATCTACTTTTAACATCGTTTCGATTTGTTCTAAATCTATTTTCTCGCTCATATCTACCTCTCCATTATGGGGTTAGTAATTCTTTGATATCCAGAACTTCAGCCTGTCCGGTTTCGTCATTAACATCAGACTCAAGAACCTCAATAGCGTGATCAGTCACAAAATAGCTTACTGAATCATCTACGCTGACAACAATCATGGAAGTTTCATCGGATTGTTCGCCTAGCTTTACATCGAGCTTGTCTGCAAGGTCGAAGAATGGTATCTTCTGGCCTCTAAGCTCGATAGCTTTTTCCGAATCAACAGGCAAGACACCTATAATCTCCCTGACATCCAGAATATCAATACCATAAGTCGTTATTCCCATATCGAATGTTAAAAGTTTCATATTTCTAATCTCCACTATTTTTAAAAGCTAAAGTAAATTCCTTAATAACATCAACAGCCTCTTGTGTATCTGAATAACTACCTAATTTGTATGTCTTGCCCCTCAAAACTACACTCGCTTTCCATTTTCCGCCCTTGACCGGCTCTATCCGGTAATCGTCTTGATCTGTTTCAAGATCGACCTCTAACATCGCCTGCAACTTCGCTGACAACTCTAAATGACCGTGCCGATCTGCAAGCTTAACAGCATCTTTTACAGCTTCATCGTTAATCATGGCGGTTTTTAATTCCGCACGAAGTACCCTGATAGATGTTATAGCAAGATGTATTTCACGTTTGGCAGCTACAGACTTTACCTCACGTCTTGTTTTTTCGAGCATTTATCGTCCTTGATATCTTCGATTTTTAATGTGTTCTGCAAGCTTTGTACATTCTTCTTTGGGGGTTACACCTTGCAACCCATCTTCCACGTTAAACCCTTGACTGTCTTTTGTCTCGATCTTACTGTTTTTAAATTCGTGCTGTCCGCAACAATCGGTGGACATCTTCTTAAATTCAACCTCAGTGCGCTTGCAGTCGCCGTGACCGCCCGTTAAGAATTCACACCTTTTCCAAAATGCACAATTGCCGCACTCTTTCATAATCAATCCCTTTATTCTAAGCTCAACACATTTCTTGTATGCAAATACTGCATCTCTTTCTCAACAATATGGAAACTATCAATGATCTGCTGTCGATTCCATTCTAATCGGTGTATCTGGTTTTTTATGAAGTCAACGATTCCTTTGAAAGAAAAAGGTGTTCTCTTAGATAGCTCTAAAATATCATCGCTTATTGCTCTTATCTCAAAATCAGAGTAACTACCCGCCAATTTCAAACCCTCTAAATTGTAGAGGTCTTTTTTGTTTAGTTTCATTTCGTCATTCCTGTTTCGGGAAATTTAAATTTTTAAACTCTTTAAAATGCTTTTTTGCTGCCTTATCGTAGGCTTTTCCTGCATCTTTTTCGTCACTAAAGCTACCTAAATATATACGCCTACCATCAATGTTTAAGTGTGACCGCCATTTTCCGGTGCTTCTGTCTAGCCAAACACCTTTATATTTCGATGTCCCTCTTGTTTTCTTCCTGTTCATATTGTTCTGGCTGCGCGTGCAAACTCTTAAATTATACTTCTGGTTGTTTAGTCCGTTCTTATCACGATGATCGACTTGTTTGCCTTTCGGCGCTTTCGTAATCAAACGGTGCATAAGAACAGTTTTCCGAGTTGGTCTTTTTCCTATAGTGGTTAAAGCGTAAGAAGTATGTTTTGCCTTCTGTAAACGCCATTTATGTCTTGAAAGCTTCTTGTGGTCTTCATCGTCAACCAGTGCAAAGCCTCGATTCTTGGAAAGTGGGATCTTTTTCATGGGAACACCTTTTAAAATGGCAGGGCTTGTGAGCATAATCAATAAGAGAAATGCAGCCGTCCTTACGGATAGACTAGCCCTGCCATAGATTCTAAGGTTTAAAATGTTATTAATCATACTCACGAACGTATTTTCCCATAAATTCGAGATTTGTCAAGAAATTTCTTAAAAAAAGTTACTTTCGCCAAATAGATCATCCATTATATTACCTTTTGTAATTGTTCCCTAATTCCAGTATCAACTATCGAAAAGCCAAAATCCGTATTATGCTTCGGCTTCTCTATAACTTCCAACTCTGTAACCGTTTCATTCTCAGAACTTAACACTTTTATTGCTTCGACCTTTTTTGGCAAACATTTTATCTTGCGCCAATCTTCGGTTTCTTTCTTAAATTGCTTCACCTCTTTTCGCTGTAATTTGTGTGTATTTGCCGATTTCTTCGTAAGACCTAAGCGGCATGGTCGAACCTTCACATCTTCAACACCTAATGATTTTAAAAGATCCTTAAATTCATGAGCGCGTCTATTAGCAAATTCAGCACTATTATAATATCTTCCGCTTCTGGCTATACCTTTATGCTTATTCGGTGTATTACCTTTGAAAAGAACCCAATAGAAAGCTTCGTTTGTCTCTCTAACAACAATAAGCATTATTTCTTCGCATCCTTAACCGGCTCTTTTGTCATATCCCAAGTAGACATTCCAATATCTACAAGCTTATCGATCATCAACGTCTTAGTGATCGGACTTCCCGTATTGGCTTCGTAATTCTTTCGAGCCTGTTCTATCTTGCCAACAGTGCTTTTTCTTATGCCAACTCGAACTTGTGATTTATCTATTTTTTTTGCCATTCTTACGCTCCCATTTTTTACGATCATCACATTTATAATGCGATGGACAATTACTAATAAATTCGCATGTCTCACAAGGGCAACCGTTTACATCGCTACCAGTTTGTTCTATTTCCTGATCTGATACTTTCTTATATTCCATTACTTTACCTTTGCCAATTTCTTCTTTATCATGGTAATAGTTTTTGTTTATTTTCTATAAGCTTCATAATTGATTTAGGATCAAGCATATCTTTGATATTCTCATTAAGCCTACAAATAGATATGAGCAAATCCACAAAGAATTTCGCTACGTCTTCAGTGCAGTCGATTTCCTGTAAATTCTCTTCTTCATAGTCCGGCGAGCAAAGATGGATAAAGGAAGATAGCTTGTCTATGTAAGAGCCTTTTTCCGCATCGTATAACGGGTCATATTCCACATGCACTTTTCCTGATCGATACTTGAAAGTTTTCTTTATACATACATTTGCGTATACCAACATACCGTAAGGACGGGA